GCGCCTACGGTATCGAAGCAGAATTCATTGGACACCGCGCCGACCTATGCCTTTTTGACGACGTAGCCTCACCCGACAACACCCGTGAATCAGCTTCACGAGACAAACTGTTGGAACGATGGGATGGTGTCGCTGAAGCCCGTGTAGACCCAGGCGGTTTGCTATGTGTCATCGGCCAGCGTCTAGGGGCAGGCGATTTGTACGCCCATTGTTTAGCGAAAGTTTCGTATGACGACCTTGATGAAGATTACGACGGGTCAGATATTGAAACACCTGAACAGGTTGACGCGATGGAACCCCTCAAATCATCTAAGTACCGCCATATTGTGTATCAGGCGTACTACCCAGAACTAGACACCGGCAAAGAATCACGCCGTTTTGACTCCCCCGCCTACCCTGACGGGCCACTGTTAGACCCTAAACGTCTACCGTGGAAAGACCTATCGTTCATTCGACACTCCAAACCTGATGTTTTCCGTGTTGTGTACCAGCAAGAAGAACTAGAACTAGACGGATATTTAATATCTAAAACATGGATATACGGAGGCCAAGGAGATGATGGCGTTACATACCCTGGATGTATTGATGACAACCGCAACCACGGGCAAATCCCCCCAGGACTAGCCCCACCTGTACTGTCCGTAGTATCCATTGACCCTTCCCCCACAAAGTTCTGGGCTTTAACATGGATGCTGTACCAACCAGAACTAAACCTTTATCACGTAGTAGATATCGAGCGTTGCAAACTAACCGCTGAAGAACTACTGGGGTACAACACCACCACAGGTGAGTATTCGGGCATTATGGATGACTGGCAAGAACGTTCATTCCGTATGGGCTACCCAATATCCCATTGGATTGTTGAAATCAACGCCGCACAGCGGTTCCTTCTACAGCATGACTTTGTACGCAAATGGGCTTCCCGCAACATGGTCAACATCCTTCCTCACACCACCAGCCGTAACAAACTGGATGAGAAACTGGGTGTTGAAGCATTACTACCCCAGATTTTCAGGACAGGAAATATACGTTTGCCAAATAACCGTATAACCTGGAAGACAATGGCAGCTGTTGGGGAGTTAACTTCGTGGACTACAGACAAAAAGAACGGCACCGACATTGTTATGTCTATATGGATGGCTGTTCTGAACATCCCTAACTTGTCTACAGCCAAACTTCCACCCCGACAATGGCGACCTTCGTGGCTTAACTCGTGAACCGTGTGTTATCGTTATATTGTTTGAGTCACACTAAAGGTCCTGCATGAAATCAATCGAAGAAATAGTTGACCTTTACCGCCAACGTGTAACAGCACAAGGCCCTGTCCTTTCACAAATGCGCCAAGTCCGTCAACTCGCCAATGGTGACGTTGTTGTCCCATTAAACGAATTAGACCGTAACACTAAATCTTCCGTTGCAAACCTACTGGTACAAGGCTTAGACCAGATGGCTATGCGTGTTTCCTCAACAATGCCGGTACCTTATTTCCCTGCATTACGTGAAGGTCAAGACCGCAGCATGAAATTAGCTCGTGACCGCAAGCGAGCAATGCTTTCCATTTGGGACCAGAACCGTATGAACATGAAGATGCGCCGACGTGCGCGTCACCTTCTTGCATACAGCAACTCACCTATCTACATCAAGCCTAACTTTGACAAACTGATTCCAGAATGGCAGTTACGCAACCCACTAGATACCTTTCCTGCACCGTCAGTAGACCTAGACAACCCAGTACCAATGGACTGCATCTTTTCGTACAGTCGCAGCTACCAATGGTTGACACAAAACTTTGGTTACGCAGTAGATGGAAGCCTTCGCGTGGGTAAACCACAACAAGACGACATGTTCACCATCCTTGAATACGTGTCACCAGACGAAGTAGTTACCCTTGTTATGGGATACGAAAAAGAACGCGACCCTATTAGTGGCACTGCATACTTTGGTTCACCAGCTGTAGAACTATCCCGCATTGTCAACCGCACCGGTATGCCTCTTGTTATCGTTCCGCAAAGAATCACACTCGATAAAGCACACGGACAATTTGACGGTCTTCTCGGCATGTACTACACCCGTGCACGTTTGCAAGCCCTCACCGAAATTGCTATCGAGCGTGGCATCTTCCCAGACGAATACCTCATTGCCCGACCTGGTGAAAATCCAGAGATTATCCAAATTGCTGAAGGCAAATCAGGACAGTTAGGTGTTGTTAAGGGTGGCGACATTCAACAGTTGCAGTCAAACCCTGGCTACAAAACAGACGTTGCACTAGATAGACTTGAACGCCAAGAACGCCTTGAAGGTGCCATCCCTGCCGAGTTCGGTGGAGAATCAGGAACCAACATTCGTACAGGTCGCCGTGGAGATTCAATCCTTGCAGCAACCGTAGACTTCCGAGTTCAAGAAGCACAAGAAATCTTCTCGTCATCCATGATTGAGGAAGACAAAATTGCTATTGCAATAGAAAAAAACTATTGGGGCAACACCGGCAAATCATTCTTCATGCCAGGCATGGGTGGTGGAATCAAAGATTACACACCAAACAAACTATGGGAAACAGACTTCCACTATGTTGCGTATTCCGCAGCAGGTTCAGATGTTAATAGCCTTATTGTTGGTTTAGGTCAGCGTCTTGGTACAGGGCTTATGTCTAAAGAATCAGCCCGTGAAGCAGACCCTCTCATCTCAGACCCAGAACTAGAGAAAGACCGTCTTGTTTCTGAAGGTATCGAAGCAGCATTGTTGTCTTCTATCCAGACACAAGCCGCAGACCCTAACGGTCCATACCAGCCAGACGATTTAGCGTATATTGCTATGCAAGTTGCATCTAACAAGATGAGTCTTTCTGAAGCAATCATGGCTGCACAGAAACGCGCACAAGAACGTCAAGCTGCACAGGTTCCTGCTGGTTCACCAGAAGCACAACCTGGATTGTCAATGCCTGGCATGGGTATGGAAGCTGGCGTGGGTGGACCTGCTGGTCCTCCGCAACTTGGAGATTTACTTGGTCGTCTTGGTGGGGGTGCGGGTGCTTCTGCACAACCACAATCACCTGGCGGTGTAATGGCACTTGCTAATCAATTGGGGGCTTAATGTCTGACTATTCAAACCGTACCGACTTGCAGAATCCTGCGGCAAAGATTGCTGCAACAGCAGCTAAAGGCCAAGCATATGGTGAAGCAGGAAAACAAATAGCTGCTCAACAGGCTGTACCAATGGGTGCCTCGCCTGCTTCTATGATGCCACAAGGTATTGCACCTGGTTCTATGGGTGCGTTAGACCGCATGACGGAACGCCCAAACGAACCAATCACTGCCGGTATGGATTTTGGTGCTGGACCAAACACGGCACAAGCGGGTATTCCTATTGTTGCCCCAGGGTTTAATGATTCATTGGAAGAACTAAAAGTTTTATACCGTCAATTCCCTAATACTGATTTGGGTAATTTGTTGTCTTCATTACTTAATGAAGGTGCATAGTGACTAAAACAAATAGCTTTGCTGTAGATAAAGTAATTTTTGACACCCTCCAATCAGAGAACGCAAAAGTTGAGCAATTCAAATCAACAGCCACCCCACAAACAGCTACTCGCCTTGGTGAAATACATGGCGCATACCCTGGTTTAACTCTTGGTGTAAAACTTGCAATGGCTAAATCAGGTATGTCTAACGACATCATCAACAAAATTTATCCTCACGCAACTGGCGTTTCTTTAGTTTCTGCTACTGAACCACCAAAACAAAAAACATGGTACCAACGCAATGTAATGGACAAAGTTAAAACTGGTTCACGATACGGCTTTGCAGCATTAAACCTTCCTCTTGACGTTATCCAAGGCACCGCTGCGCAAGCATTTGATAACAACTCCAGCATTGATGGATGGTTTGCATCAACAGATTTAGGGTCGTTAATTAAAAACGATACCGAAGCAGGCACAGGGTATTTTTTGGGTGGGAAAGCCCGCCAACTTCAAGCGCAACGCGCACGTGAGTATCGTGGAACTATCGGTGGACATGCGTGGACTATTGGCCGTGGACTTGCCAGCACAGTTTTTACTCCCGACACTCTAGGTTTCAACCTCATGTCTGGCGTTTTTGATGCCGCTACAGCACTTGCTGTCCCCACAATCCCAGGTGCCAAACAAGTTAAAGGTGCCATTGTTGCTGCTGAAGAAGCAGGAAAAGGTGGTCGCGTTGTAGCCGGTACTGCCCGTGCCTTAGAGTCGGTAGGCAAAGGCTCAACCGTCATCAATGCAACCAAAATGACAGCTAAAGAAATTGATGATGCCCGCAAAGGAATCCTTGTTGGAAGTCAAGTTGATTTTGAAAAAGCAAACCGCTGGTTTGGCACTGCCCATGCTCAACGTGTTATTGAACGCACCGCTGAAACTAATGATTTTTCTAGTGTATGGAGTTTGTTTGGTAAAAAAATTGAACCACAACTTGCTTTGAATTTGGCTAAAGAATCAGACCCAAACAAGATTCGACTTATGCTTCTTGACCAACTTGGGACACACAAGGGTCTTGTAGACACTGGGGACATTAAGGGTGGAAAAAAGGTTTACATGTCTCTCGCCAATAGGGACAAATATCTAAACCAACACGCTCTTGGCCGTAAAGTTTCACGAGCATATGCTTATGTCCCGAACCGTAGTTTTAACTTGTTCAAAGCAGAAAGCCCTGCTGACCAAATCAAACACCTTGACACTATTGACCGCATGTTAAAACTGTCTCTTGTTGAACCAACCCAAGCACGGTCATTACTTAACCAAGCTGCTGCGGTGATGGTAGAAAAGAATCCAAACAAAATTGAAAATTTTACCAACAGATTTGATGAAGCAATACGTAAATCTTCTAGCGGATTCAAAGCTGCTGAACAAAAAACTGCCGACCTTTCAACATTAAAAAGTCACCAAAATGCTTTTGATAGAAACTTTGTTGTTGGTCAACGTGTAGTTACCGACTCTGGTGAAGCTGCATATATTACAAAACTTGACAGAAAAGCCAAGACAGCAGAAATTGAAATCGGCACAGAATCGGTGCATCGTGAAATTGTTGATGCAGTATTTGATGGCGTAAAAAAACTTAGAGATAGCCAATCAAGATTTGCTGGTGACGAATCATCAGACATCCAAGACTGGGGTTCATTCAACAAAATGAACGGACTTCCTCCGGTTGCCGGAAACGACGTTACATGGGCAGGCCCAGGTTTAACATCCGAATTCGCACAGCACGACTACTACATTCCTGATGTGCGCCAACTCAGAAGACTTACTGCTTCTAAACCAATCAACTGGGTTATCGCCAAACAAGGCGTTGTGGGCGACCCCAACATAAAAGCTCTTGTAGAGGCTGGACAATTGCGTGTTCCGTTCTCTGCACTTGTAAACCTTCAAGAAGATTTTTGGCGGCCAATAGTTACCTTGACAATGGGTAACTTTGTACGTAACACCGTTGACTCTCAGTTAATGATTGCGTTATCAAGCAAACCTGTCAGCAGTCTTTTCCGTCACCCTTTTCATTACCTGTCATTAACTGGCGTACCTGTTGTCGGTAAAGGACCACGCTACAAATTTGCAGATTTATTTGGGCGCAACTTTGATGCAGAAGTTTCCGTTAACCAATTGTCAGATGCACAAGAAGCCAAAAAATTTGTGACTACACAAGCATTGAACTCACGTTATCAAGACCCCGTTACTGCCTGGCGTAAAGCAACACGTTTAGGAAACTTTACTGCCCGCACTAAAAACATTGACACTCCCGCTGACTACATCCGTGGTCATGCAGATGAAATAGGAAAACTAAATGCTGACTGGCTTGCTCGAACACTAGCCAACAAATCAAATGGTGATGTAACCCCAGAAGACATCCTTATAATGATTAAACGCAAAGACAAAGATGCAATCAAATGGTTTGACACCATGAAGCAATACTACAAAGATGGCCGTGCAACTTTTGATAAAACCAAACCTTCAAGAGAAGAAGCATGGGGAACACAATCAATAGATTTAACTGACGACCAAAACCTTCTTGCGCATATAGGAGAAATTCAATCTCGTCTTGACTACATAACAGGCAAAAATCCAGAACTTTACGACATCATTGCCCAAGGAAAAGTTAAAGAACTAAATATAACTTCTGCACTTATTGAACAAGGCAAAGTTGCTATTGGTGAAAGAGTTATTTACAAACAAGGCGAAAGGCGTTTAGCCCAAGGAGAAATAACCGGAATAAACCAAGCCTCTGGTGAGATTACTGTTAGACCGTTTGCTTTTGTTGATGGAGAAGCAACACCTGAATTAACAAAAAGGTTAGGTGATGCAAGTATTTATGATGACCCTAATATGCCTCCACGTGTTGTCGCTGAAATAATTGACCCTCGCACCCCTGAATCGTCAACACTCAAAGACTCAATGAGTCGCGTAACAGATTTGTTTCATGGCAAGTTATACAACACCCCTATTGCCACAATGGAACGTTCTCCAGTATTCCGTGAAATATATTACACATGGGTAAACAAACTAGCCGACTCGCTAGATAAAGCATCCATTAACCAAATCATTAACGACATAACCAAAAGAGCAACCTCGTCAGGTAAACGACCAGAACTTATGGTTGGAAAAGAAACCTGGGCAAAACTACAAGACCTACAAAGTGGCGCAAGAAAATCATACGGCACTATCAACGCTGCCGAACTAAATGCTTTTGCAGCAGGTCAAGCTGTTGACGACACAATGAAAATGTTTTACAACGCTGTAGACCGACGCAACGGTGTTGACGCTATGCGTATCATTTCTCCATTCGCACAGCAATGGGCAGAATTTATTGGGCGTATGAGCAACCTTGCATTTAACCCGATTAACGCCAGCGGTCCAAGCATTATCCCTGACGTAAACGTTCTTCGTAAAGGACAACTTATTGTTCATGGAGCAACAACAGGCGACCCAGACCAAAACGGGCGTGGCTTTGTATACAAAGACCCACAATCAGGTCAATGGAGTTTTACCTTCCCATTGTCGGGCCATTTAACCAGAGCATTATTTGGTGTTGAATCACCTATCAACGCTTCCGTTAAAGGCATCGGTCAAGGTCTTGACTGGAAGCCAGGGCTAGGCCCTGTAGCTACATGGTCTGTATCAAAACTTCTTCCTGATTCCCCATCAACAGACACCATCCGCAGCATACTGCTCCCGTTCGGTGAAAGGGGTTCGCTAAACCAAGCCTTGATACCTACTTGGATTACTAAAGTTCTTGACGGTCTTACCGGCAATGAAGGCTCAACAATTTTTATGAACACCCTTGTAGAAACCATGCAGGCATTATCTGCTACCGGCAAATACAACACTTCAGATTCCAATGACCGTGAACGATTAATGAATGATGCCAAAACCCAAGCTCGTTATCTTTCAATTCTTCGTGGATTAACCCAGTTCACTGGTCCAGCATCAGGTTCATACGACCCTAAAATCCACGCCAAAGGCGGGGATGTCTACACTTCAGTGTTAGCTCAGGCGTTCCGTGAAATGCAAACCAAAGACTACGACACCGCAGTAATCAACTTCATTGACGTATTCGGTGAAGATGCCTTCACATATATGGGCAACAAAACCAAATCTCTATATGGCGGTCTTGACGCATCAAAACAGTTTGGTGATTTCCAACGCACAAACAAGGGTTTGTTTAACCAGTTCCGTGATGTTGCTGGATTCTTTGGACCTGTAGGAACAGACTTTGACCAGACTGTGTATCAACGCCAGTTAGCTGCGGGCGAACGCAAGAAACTATCTCCTGAAGAAATGCTTGCATCGGCAGAACAAACCGTTGGTATGGCTTACTATCGAACCCTCAGAGCGCAATTCCCTGACTCCATGGATGATGAACAGCAACAGTACATGTCCCAATACCGAGATATGTTAAACGCTAAATATCCTGGTTATGCACAAATGGTTTACGACCCTAACAAGGTACCCAAGCAAATTGAATCACTCATTAAAGCAGCGGCACGACCAGACCTAGACAATAATAACGTCGCACTTGCTGTCCGTAACTATGCGGCTGTCCGCCAGGAAGCACTTGTCGAGGCATCCAACCGTGGACTGTCATCGTTGAAATCTGAAAAAGTTTCTGATTTGCAAAACTATCTTGCGTCTTATGCTCGTGCGCTCACAGAGAAATATCCTGAGTTCGCACGGGTGTACGATAGGTTGCTATCGAAAGAAGTTGAGTAATGAGCAATACACCAAACCCAATGCCAAATTCCGGACCTGTATCTGCCGACCTTGGCGCAGCCATTGAAGGCATCAAATCACTTGGCGGCGGTGGCGGCGGTGGCTCTGAAATTAGCGACCAAAAAGTACGTGAAATTCTTGGTGGGTTAGACGACATTAGACGCAACCAAATCCAAGGAATACTTAAAGCAAAAGGCTGGTACGGCTCATCCAAAAGAGGAAACGGATTTGGAAATAGCGACCTTGGTGCTTTCAAAGATTTATACCAAACAGCCATTGCCAAAAGCACCGATTGGCAAACATTGCTTGGGGAAGTAGCAAAAGGCCCAGACCTCGTATTGGGTTCAAGTGCTGTCAACAGAGTCCCATCAGCTTTAGACCTTAAAGAAATCTTGCAGCAAACAGCCCTTACCGTTATGGGTCGCAAACTAGACGACAAAGCAGTATCTAACTTGGTCAGTTCATACCAGTCAGCATCTAGCGGGACATCCACACAGACAGCACCGGCAGCCGACACGTTCTTCAAGAGTCGCATTGAACAAACATATGGTGCCGAATCAGACGCAACAAAATACCTGTCTGCTATCAGCAACGTATCTAAAGTGTTAGGAAGTCTGTAATGGCCACAAGCGAAGAAATACTAAACCAGTTTGGTAGCGGAAAGTCATCCGTTAAAAAGGGTGTTCGCATACGTGACCTTGGGCTTATTGACCTTGAAAAAGAACTTAAAAACGCACAAAAACTTGTTAATGAATACGACAAAAAAGTAAACAGTTCTCCAGGTTTTAGTTCCGCCCAAAGCGATGCCATCTACCAACGCGACCTATCTATTGCTGCGGTGCTATCACTATCTGCATTGTTGACCAGCCAGGCACAAACATACAAACCTGTCGGTGGTGTTTTGGCTGGTGGTATTTCTGCTAAAGAATCAGCAGTTGCAGATAAATACAAACAGTTCGATGTGAATGGTGCTGTTGAAATAGCCAACACCTACAACGCAGCCCGAACTGAACGTGGTGGTGGCATGAACCCGTTAGCCCCACAGTTTTTGCCGTTAGTTAAAAAGGGTTCTTCCTTTATACCTAAAACCTCTACTACTGCTACGCCATCTACGACACCAGGAGCCAGACCACAATTTACGTCAACACCCGTTGACCGCGTTGATGCTTCTGGTCGTTCTGGCATGGGTGCGACAGCTGTTAAACCAACTGTTGTTTCTGGCAAACCCGTTGTACCACCTGTTGTCACTGGACTTAAAAAAGGTGAAGTTCTTTTCGACGGCAAAAAAGTCAAAGTTGGTAGCTCCAAATGGCAACAAATAATTCAAGACGAATTTGGTTCCATGTGGGATGTTTACAACGACAACCCTGAAGTAAAAAAAGTTATTGACATATCAGTTAAAGAAGGCTGGTACAACGACGGAGAAAAACTTACATCTCGTTTGCAAAACACTAACTGGTTCCGCACAACAGAATCAGCAACCCGTCAATACAACATCAAAAAATCTACTGACCCTGCAACGCTTGAAGCAGATATCAACAAAGGAATTGAAGACACCCGCGCATTAAGCCTTGAAGTAGGTTCCGGTGTTGTCCTTTCTGACAGCACATTACGCATGTTGACTGAAAACCAAATCAAATTTGGTTGGTCGCCCCAACAGTTGAAGAACGCTATTGGTTCAGAATCTATTGCTACAGCACAAGGCGGGGCGCAAGGTGTTGCTTCGTTGCGTCAAGGTTCAGTAGCCGCAGGACTTCGAGCGTCAGCAGATGACTACGCACAAAAAGTAGACCCTGCAATGCTCGATATGTGGACACAAGAAATCCTTAAAGGCACCAAAACCGAGACACAGTTCACTGACCAAATGAAAATGCAAGCTTCGCAGCAGTACCGTTCGTTGGCTCCACAGATTGAAAAGAATCAAACAGTTAAACAAGCCGTGTCTATGTATTCTGATGCGGCCAATAATGTTCTTGGTATTGACCCTTCAACTATTAACTGGACAGAAGACAAATGGAATAAGGCTCTCAACTATAAGGACCCTAAAACAAACGAGTATCGCACTATGGATTCTTCAGAATGGAACCGCTATCTCAGGGCGCAACCTGAATGGAAAAAGACTGACGCTGCTAAAAACGCCTATCGTAACCTTGCCTTAACTTTGGCATCTGGATTTGGAAAGACACTGTAATGGATGCTGACGAAATTATCAAAACCTTTTTAGCCGCTTACGGTCTTAATTCCGCAGAGATTGTCAAGATACTTGATGATGCATTGAAGGATGACCCAACACAATTTAATGATGTAAACGGCAGACAGCTTGCTTTGATTGCGGTTAGAGGAACAGCTGCCTATAAGGAACGTTTCAAAGCAAACGAATACCGCACTGCTAATGGATATGCCACCAAGTCCGAAGACGAAATCATTGCTTTAGAAAACGAATTTAAGGCAACCCTCAGAGCCAACAGCCTTCCCCAAGGTTTCTACGACAAACAAGAAGATTTCAACAACTTCATCGGCAGAGACATTTCAGCAAGCGAACTAAACGCCCGTGTATCCCAAGGGTACAACGCTGTTATGCAAGCAGAGCCAGGAACCAAAGCAGAACTTAAACAACTCTATGGGTTGTCCGATGGGGACATTGCTGCGTTCTTTATTGACCCGACCCGTTTCAACCAGTCAGATGCAATCAAGAAAGCCCAAGCCGCACAGGTCGCTTCTGAAGCACGTCGCCAAGCAGGGTTCACGCTCGACGTGGCAGCAGCCGAAGGACTAGCAACCGAAGGCATCAGTCGCGCACAAGCAGCCCAAGGCTTCCAACAAATCGGAGCAACCCAAGAACTACTCGGCATGGAACTCCAAGGCGAAACAGCATTAAGCCAACAAGAACAAATTGCTGGAACCTTCGGAACCAACCAAGCCGCAGCCCAACGCATCGCCACACGCAAACGCAAACGCCAAGCAACCTTCGAGCAAGGTGGAGGCTTCGCACAAACACAACAAGGCATGACAGGTCTAAGCACCATCGGCCAATAAAATGTGCTAATGTAAAAACGTATCCCGATGGGAGAACCTGATAACCACCCCCTGAGTTATCAGCGCAAAACGGGGTGTAAAAACTATGTAGCCATCACAACCCTCCGGTGTGATGTGGACCAAGGAGAGTGCCATAATGTCAAATTTTGAAGATGATTTCAACGAAGACGACTACGACCAGCCAGCATCCGAAACGAACCCTGTTCGTGCAAGGATGAAACAACTGGAAAAGGAAGCCAAAGAGTTACGCAAACAAGTTGCGGAATTCTCAGCCAGCCAACGTGAACTAGCTTTTGTAAAAGCAGGTATAGACCCTGCTTCTCCAGTAGCCAAGTATTTCGTTAAAGGCTACGACGGTGACTTAACTCCAGATGCCATTAGGCGGGCCGCAGAAGAAGCACAACTGATTACACCCCAAACTGTTCAGGAAGACCCAGACCAGGCCGCATGGAAGCAAACCAATAGGATTGCTGCCGGAGCCGAAACTGCTTCTGAAGGACCATCATGGGTTAAACGAATCAGGGATGCTGCGTCAGCAGAAGAAATTTCCGACATTTTTGCAGAGGCACAAGCCCAAGGTGTCAACCTTGGATAACAACTAAACCCCCTCTAATTTAAGGAAAAACCCAAATGGCTGATTATTACGCAGCAGAAACAGGCACCTCCAACCTTTCGGTTGACCAGGTAGCTTTTGAGAAGTTGGCATACTTTGCCCTTCGCCCAGAAATGTACTTCGACCAGTTCGCAGATGTTCAAGCAACAAACGCAACTAACCCAGGTGCATCCGTCAAGTTCACAGTCTTCGCAGACCTTGCAGCAGCAACCACTGCTCTTGGTGAAGCAGAAGATGTAACCCCAGTCGCAATGAGCGACGCACAAGTTACTGTGACCCTTGAAGAATACGGTAACGCAACGGTAACAACCGCCAAGCTCCGTGCATCTTCATTCCTCCCTGTGGACCCAGTAGCCGCTAACGCTGTTGGTTACAACGCTGGTTTGTCAATTGACACCATCGCTCGTAACGCTGTCCAAGCTGGAACAAATGTTATTTACGCAACGGGTGGTACAGATACCGCTACGGCTCGTGTTGACATGGATGTTGATGACACCATCACCGCTAAAGATGTCCGTCGTGCAGTGGCTCAATTGCGTGGAGCTAACGTTCCAACAATCGGTGGCAACTATGTCGGTTTCATCCACCCAGACGTATCGTACGACCTTCGTGGTATTACAGACGCATCAGGTTGGCGTGACTCATACAAGTACACCAACGCAATGCCTCTTTACAACGGTGAAATTGGTATGTTTGAAGGCGTACGCTTTATGGAGTCCGCTCGTGCTCCAATCTTTGCAAACGCTTTCAACGGTGCAGGTGCCGCTGGTACAGGTGACTCATACGGAACACTCATCATGGGACAGCAGGCTCTTGCCAAGGCTGTATCTATGGGTGGCGAGTACGGCGCACAGCCAACAATCGTCTACGGAACAGTTACAGACCTCTTGCAGCGTTTCCGCCCAGTCGGTTGGAAGCATTTTGTTGGTTACGCAGTATTCCGTCAGGAAGCCTTGCGTCGCATCGAATCAGCTTCAAGCATTGGTGCAAACAACGCCTAATTCCCAACAAGGAATTAATGAAAGCCCCTCACTTCGGTGGGGGGCTTTTGTTATTCTCTAGCTATGACAACTTTCAAACCGCCCACAGATAACTACGTGAACTGGGCATTGCCAGGTGAGCGTGGCATCCTTGCCGTTCTCAAACCAGGCCGCCGTGGTCGTAACGTGTTCAAAATGAATGACGGTTCTTTCACTGAGTACCAACCAGCAGAACAAGAAGATATTGCTATTACCTACCACGGTGGTCATGTCCATACGATTGATGCCACAGAAGAAGCAGACCTAATCGCTGCGGGATACGGAGACTACATTGAAGCATAGGGAAACACATCCAGGTTTGGATGTTGAGGGTTGTTTTGGTTGCAGGGTTGCAGGGGTTCAGATGGGGTCTAACTCCACGACCACTAAGGGTGAATCGGTTGCGTCTATTAACCAACGTGAAAAGAACTGGTCTAAAGATATGCCTGCGTATAAGCGTTTACGGGCTGAAGGTTTGCAACCTAAAACGATTGATGGGTGCCACGCTGTTGAACAACTGGCTACTTCTCGGCATCAAATTGAAGGTACACCTGCACCGCTTTAGTGCTATTATCGGTGGTGTATGGCCCAACCTGCTGACCAAGACCTAACCATCACTCGTGGTGACACTGAAACCCTCATCGTAACCATTACGACTGACGGGTCTACAGCTGTTGATATCACTGGTCGTACCTACGCATCTCAGATTCGTAGCCAGCAGGACTCCACCACTATCAAAGCTTCGTTTACTTGCACTGTTACTTCTGCTGCTACGGGGCAAGTTACTTGTGTGTTGTCTGCTACTTCGTCGGCTGCTTTGTCTGCTGGATTGTATTTCTGGGATTTGCAGGAAACCGCTTCGGGGACTGTCTCTACGATTCTTGCTGGCAACATCACGGTTCTTGCTGACGTAACTAGGTAACAATGGCTACGACCCTTATCACGGTCAATCGTGGCGGTACTTCTTTAGCTACTTATCTGATTGCGGTTACCCGCACTACTGAAACTGTTGGGTCTGTTGTTATTCCGGCTACGTCGGCTACTACGGTTGATGCTGTTATTTCGGTTGTTACTACGGGTAACTCTGGTCCTCAGGGCGCGACTGGTCCTACTGGTCCTCAGGGTATAACGGGTCCTACGGGTCCTACGGGTTCTACTGGTTCACAGGGTGTAACTGGACCGACTGGTTCTACTGGTCCTACGGGGTCGCAAGGTGTAACAGGTCCTACAGGGTCCCAAGGTATTCAAGGCGTTACAGGTCCTACTGGTCCTACTGGTAGCCAAGGCGTAACGGGTCCTACAGGTCCGACGGGTCCTACAGGGGCGCAAGGTGACGCAAGTAACGTTACGGGTCCTACAGGACCTACTGGGGCTGCTTCCACAGTGACTGGACCTACTGGTCCTACAGGAGCCGCTTCTACAGTGACGGGTCCTACGGGTCCACAAGGAGTGACTGGTCCTACGGGTGCGCAAGGACCGACAGGTACACAAGGACCACAAGGGATTATAGGTAACACTGGACCGACTGGTTCACAAGGACCTACAGGTCCTACAGGACCAACAGGTGCAACAGGAGCCGACTCAACAGTGACAGGACCTACAGGTTCTACAGGACCTACGGGACCGATAGGTGCAACAGGTGCTACAGGTGC